TTAGCATTCAAAAATCATTTTACGAAAGATAACTTTGATTATTTTAAATATGGTGGTAAGACAAATGCAACCACCACATCATTTAATAAGAGAAAGGATAAATATTTTTTTGAAAAAATGTCTCGTCAAAAGAAAGATGAGGACATTGTAGATTACTTCACTGCCATTTTTTCTCAGTGTGATGATCCACAGAAAATGTGGATTGGAGAAATCATAGAAACTGGTGAGGATAAATATAATGCTTGGAAGAAAAGGATACAAAGTTTAAATTATCTTTTTCGCCAAGAGATGACAGACCTTTGTGATGGCAAAGAATTTAATTCTTTATTTGATTGTAAAAATGGTAGACATCCAATAATTGTAAAAGAACATTTAAAGAAGAGTGTCACTGTTGAAACTTTAGTGATACTTGATGGACTGTTAGGATATAAAAAAGACTTTGATGCTAAGCTGGATGACTTTGTGTGGAAAACCGTTAGCATGAAACTTGATAAGTATAAACCCTTTTTGTTAAATAATATTAACCTCGTAAAGTACAAACAAACCCTCAAGGAGATAGTTATTAAATGAGTGATTTTTTCGACTCTAAAATAGTCAAGGAGAGTCTCGAAGATATAAAAGAACTTCAAGATCTAGTTGAAACTAGTATCATTGATACCGCTTTTGCGCCCATCACTGGGTATGAGGATAATGAACTAGAACAGCTTGAGTTAATCGAGGAGTTGTTAGAGAAACAAAAACTCATGTATTTCCGATGCAAACTTTCAGAGGATAAGGACGCATTGTTAGTCGCTGAGAATATGAGAGATTCTCTAAGACAAATGGGCATGCCTAGAGGTGCGACTGTAGAACAGATGTTTGATAAATTAAAAGGACAAATCAGACAATTAAAAGAGACGCTTGACAATAAATAGTAGTGTGTTATAATACATTTGTCGGACGCGACAATGGGAGTGACTGAATAAACTTACTGGCATTTTGCTAGTTAAGGTGATACGTCAGAGGTGGTGCTCGCTGTCAGGAATGGCAGAACTACTCAACCAAGTAGGACGTAGGCAGATAGGTCTTTCTAACTGTAGAAATGCCCCTGTCTTGTTGGTACACAGGAATCCAACCTCCCACCCTTAATCAAATAAAATCAAATAAAATCTAATGTCTTTTTCTAATCTAAAAAAACAATCTTCACTTGGTTCTCTGACTGCAAAACTTGTCAGTCAGGTTGAGAAAATGAACAAAGGTTCAAATGGTGTAGATGATCGTTTATGGAAACCAGAAGTTGATAAAGCAGGAAATGGTTATGCAGTAATCAGATTTCTCCCTGCACCAGATGGAGAAGATTTGCCTTGGGCAAAACTCTACACTCATGCGTTCCAAGGAACTGGTGGTTGGTATATTGAGAATTCATTAACAACACTCGGATCAAAGGATCCAGTATCAGAGTATAATTCACAGCTCTGGAACTCAGGTGTTGATTCAGATAAGGAAGTTGCAAGAAAACAAAAACGTAAGTTATCTTACTACAGTAATGTTTATGTTGTAAAAGATCCATCAAATCCTTCAAATGAAGGTAAAGTATTCTTATTCAGATACGGAAAGAAAATCTTTGACAAGATAACTGCTGCGATGCAACCTGAGTTTGAAGATGAGACTCCAATCAATCCATTTGATTTCTGGGCGGGTGCAAACTTCAAAATCAAAATTAAAAAAGTTGCTGGATATTGGAACTATGACTCATCAGAGTTTGCTGCTCCTGAGCCACTCTTTGATGATGACGATGCAATGGAGGCAGTCTGGAAACAGGAACACTCACTCGCTGAGATTGTTGCTCCAGATCAGTTTAAATCATATGAGGATCTTAAAAAGAGACTTGATTATGTTCTTGGTCTAACTATTGCACCAAAGAGACAAGATCCAGAGGTTGCAAATGAAGAATTTGTTGAAACCGTGAACGAAGAACGTGCAGTTGTTGACACAACCCCATCATCTGTAAATCCAGATGAAGATGAGGAGGATGCACTTAGTTATTTTGCAAAATTAGCTGAAAATTAGAAAATATCCCGAAAAAAATTTCGGGCCATTTTTTACGCCAGAGGTCGCTTAAAACGACCTCTTTTTTATTATTGAATTATACGTGGATTTTCGGTTTTTTTGAGATTATCCCTTACAAATTGTTTTGATGGCTTATATTCCATAATCTCTGCAACATTCTCTAGAAAAATACCTAAGAATTCTGGTTTTAGAACGTTAATATTTCTTTTTTTGTCATTTAAATCAGTTTCATGTTGTAAAAAGGTGAATGATGTTAATTGTGACTCAGTTCTTAAAGTGCCATTATCTAAAAAAGTAATCGAATGATTTTCTGGAACTCTTAATCCTCCCTCTTGAATTAATGATCCATTTGTATCTTTTATTACCTTAGTTTCGTAGTGATGAATATTTGATAATTCCTCTGCTGTGTATTTGGCATTAAGATAAGTTAAAAAATCTTGATTTCCCATAGGCCACTCATCTCTAACATGAATAATATTGTTTGTGGTTAATATTACCCAATCTAAACTGGAATCATTATAAAAAAGATTCGCGACTTGATCTGGTCGATCATCACCTTCAACTGAATATTTTGTGAATGTCGTAACATCATTAAAGATATCATCACGCATCACCACTCTTTTAAAAATATTTTTAACTATTTGGTAATCATAAACAGAATTTCGATTATTTTCCAATGATGGATAATCGAGATTTGGAAGTTGTTTAAAGTAACTGTTTGGTGATGCTGATGATGATCCCCTTGATCCTGAGTACGTCATATTAGTAACCTACGTGGTCGTCTCCTTCAATTGCTTCTTGATCTCCCTGATATATTGGTCGAAGTTCAGTAAAATCGAGATCCATTTTTACTGCAACTGGTTGTGAATCACGATATGCTGACCAGTAACCATTTGGAGCATAATCAACCCTCATGGTCGTGAGTGCAAGACCGCCTGGACTGAATCTATTTACAGTATTTAAAAGTTCATTACCAGATCTATACTCTAGAGTAAATATATCTGGATTTTCTAGAAATGTCGTGCTTCTAAATTTTGGTGCCATACCCAATTTAAGAAATTTAATAATTGATCTAATCTCTCTACCCTCCTCTTCACTTCTAGCAATCATCACAAAACTAAATCCAAAGTCACGAATGACAGGCCCTTGAAATAACATTTCTGCATTTGGATTTAAGACCTTACCACCCTGTCTTGCTAAGAATGTATCAGCATCTAAATCTGATCCTGTAAAAGTTCCCGCTAATTTAGCGATTGTTCCAGTATATGCTGCGGCTGCACCTTCAGCGAGGCTATTATTTTCTCTTCTACTTGCTATTGCTTCTTGTATAGATCTATCACGTTCTTGATCCGTTCCTTTTTTTCCAGAAAGAGTTCCACCAGCAGTTAGGAAATCTGTAACATTAAGTGCTGTAAGTCCTGCTGAGTTCAATTCACTTTTTCCCCACTCAACGCCGTTCACATCTGTAACCTTTGGCATGGGTAGTAAAATCGTTCCTTTTAAATCACTTCCAACAACACTATCACCAGCGACAGTTCCAGTAATGGGTTGTCCGCCTGTTGTTACGGCCTTAGCTTTCGTAAAATTGTCACCAATATTAGTTCTGCCCGCCGATTTACTCATGTTTAAGTTTGGTCTAACATAATTATATCTTGTGATTTTAAAATGATCCTGATTTACATCGATATCAAAAGGATATCTCATGAGTTTTTTGTCACCCTGTTGAGATCTTCTTGATTTTGGAATATTATATGCAATACTCTGAGTTGGTGGAATGCTTGTTATCGGTGGTAGATTAGCACTGTTGTTAGATTTTTTTTGTGATTCTGCAAAATAATTTGTCATCTCCTCATCACTTGCATAATTAATTGTACTTGAATATTCCTCCTTATTAGGCCCATTAACTGCTTTATTAAAAGCATCTAATGCATCAGAGTTGTACATGAGTTCATTAAATCTGGAAGATTTATTATCCTCAGGCTCAAGTTTATTATTTGAAAGATTTTTTATAAACAATCCTGTAAGTCTGCCATCAACAACAGCATAACTAGCGACATCGTTATATAATCTGCTTTTTTTCTCTGACATTAAACTTTGTTGTAAATTCGATCTCTTGGAACTGGAATACCTCTCATATCAACGAATCTTTCAGTCGGGAGTTGTGCAACATCCGACCATTCACTGCTAGGAATACGATATGGTGTTCCTCTCACGCCAGTATAGAGGTATTTATGTAGAGTTATGGGAGGAACTGCAACTGCACCCTGAGCAGAGTTATTTAGTAAGCTTATTGCTAATTCATCTCTTTGAGTTAAACGAACATAGTGTAGATTGCATCCCAAAAATCCACCTGTTCGATATTCAATCACGTATGTGAGAGGATACATGTCATAATATGGTTGTTTAGTCTGTGCTGAGTATGTAAAAAAATATAATTGTCCAGGCGCAAATCCTGCTGTATCCGCAGCATCACTATCAAAGTTTGTTGATCCGAGTTCTTCGAGTAATTGTCCTCGAAAGAATTCCTCACTCACTTGACCACTCACTTTATTTAATATTCTCTGTAGAATACTCATCGGATTCCTAGTTCTTTTTCGGTCATAATTTTGAACTCTAATTTACGATCATCACAAAATTCCCTCGCTGCTTTCCATTTTGCCTGATTCTTGGCGTATGTGATTGACTCATTTATTAATGTTTTTCTTGATTTTCCTTTCGTTGCTTTCGGTTCTTTAGTCTCTCTCATGGGTTTTACTTCAATCACTGATCTGCGAATATTGCTATCTTTATCCTTATACTTAATAAAAAAGTCTGGAAAATATCTACGAACACGATTGGTTGTTGGGTCTTTATATGGTATCCAAAATTCTTCTGATGCCCACTCAAGTATATTTTCATTCAAATCACAGTAATTCATGAACTTTCTCTCCCAAAGAGACCTATAAATAATATTTTGAGAGTCTCCTTTATATTTTTTAGGATTAGAGGGTCGGTATATCCCTTTATAGCTCATATATAGTAATAACAACTCAAACTTATTTATTAAGAACATGGGATTCCCGAAAAGGACTGATATATTTGGATCAAAACCTAATGAAAATAGTATTTTAGATATTAGAGATACTATTGCAAGACCATCTCTTGACACTTTCTATGAGGTTGATTTTTCTTTTGGAAATTCGCATAGATGGTTAGGATCAATTAATAAAAATCGAACTCAAAGCAGGGGTTTTAGGAAAAAAATGTCTCTTCTATGTACACAGGCTGAAATTCCAGGCACAAGTTTTGTTCCGTCAACAGCGGTTGGACATCATCAGGGTATTCAGGAAGAATTTCCTAACTTAAGAAATTTTCCGCCACTAAACTTAGTTTTCTATTGTGATGCAGATCAGGTGATAATACAAGTTTTAGAGAGCTGGATGTCTTATATCAATCCAATTTTTACAGATTTAGAAACATCGCGAGCATACTCACGATTTAATTATCCAGAGGATTACAAAGAAGATATTAGCATTACTAAGTTTGAGAGAGACTCCTTTATTAGTGGTCGTAGTCGTGGTCGTGGTAGCTTTGGAACTGATATACGAGGGAGGGATTTTGATGATCCAGATGCATTCAATCAAGGACTCACCAAAGAGACATCTTATAAATCACATTATGCACAATTTAAATTTAAAAATGTATGGCCATCTAATTTAACATCAATGAGAGTTGCCTATGGTGACTCAAATGTGTTAAGATGTACTGTACAGTTTGCTTACGACAGATTTTTTTCAACTTATACAAAAAATGCAACACATAATCGTGCTGTTCTTAATTCAGTTGATGATGTTGTGAATACAAATGCCACTCTAGAAGCTGTTGAGAGACAAAAACAATATGATGTTGATAATCCACCTGTACGAGGCGGTCAAGGTGGATTACCTTTAGGAACTACAACTAGACGAGGTATAAGAAATTCTTCTGGAACACCTTATGTCAATCCAAACCCAAGTAAAAACAAACGAGGTAGTGCATTTAACCGCTAAATAAAACACTGAATAGAATATCATGCCTTTACCAACCATTGAAACTCCAACCTATGAGTTAAAACTACATTCATCAAATAAAAAAGTTAGATATCGACCTTTTCTTGTAAAAGAGGAGAAGGTTTTGATTATAGCATTAGAATCAAAAAATGAAAATGATATTACAAATGCTGTGAAAGAGGTATTAAAAAAATGCATTCTTACAAAAGGCATTGATGTTGATAGTCTTCCCACTTTTGACATTGAATATCTATTTTTAAATATTCGAGCTAAATCAATCGGAGAAGATATTAAACTTACGGTAACTTGCCCTGATGACAATGAAACTAAAGTTCCAGTCACAGTTTATGTGGATGAAATCAAAGTTGTCAAACCGAAAGGACATACAAAGGATATTAAACTTGATGATAAACTAACTATTCGCATGAAATATCCATCTTTGAATCAATTTATTGAAACTAACTTTACCACAGATGATGAGACTGAAACTCTTGTTGATAAAACTTTTAGAGTTGTTTCTGATTGTATTGATGTAATTTATACAGAGGAGGATGCTTGGGACACTAAAGATTATACTCCGAAGGAAAGAATGGATTTTGTTGAACAGTTGAATTCGAGTCAATATAAGAAGGTAGAAAAATTCTTTTCAACAATGCCTAAATTAAGTCATACAATTGAAGTTGTAAATCCAAATACAAAAAAGAAGGGAAGTGTCGTTTTGGAGGGTTTAGCTAATTTTTTCGTCTAAGTATTGCAAGAGAGGATCTTGAATCTTATTTCCGTATCAATTTTGCTCTCATGCAATACCATAAATATAGCTTGACGGAGCTTGAAAATATGATTCCTTGGGAGAGAGAAGTTTATATTTCCCTCCTCAAGCAATATATTGAGGAACAAAATCTAAAGAACCAACAACAACAAGGTGTTCAAAGATATGGATGAAGAAAATAAAAAAATAAACATAGACAGTTTTTTCAATCGAGTTGAAGAAGTTGATCAGGTTGCTGGTAAATCCTTAAAACAATCGAATCTTAATGCGAATGCGATACAAGCAAATAAAACTTTGATTAACAGTTTATTGCTCACAATCGAGACAATGAAGACTGATATTCGAGATATTGCTAATTATATAATTATTGAAAGAAAACTTGAAAAGGATGCAGAGGAAGATAGAAGATTAGAACTTGAAGATGCGGAACAAAAAAAATTAATGACTGATAGGGCATTGGCTCTAGGACAATCCGATTCTAAAAAAATCCCATCACAATCATCACCACAACAAGGTGGAGGCGGTGGAGGAGGGTTTCTCTCAGGTCTCTTAGGTGCTATTGCTACTGGTGGTCTAATAGCATTAGCAACACCACTGGTTCCTGTCATTGCACCATTGCTTTTAGGAGCAATGAAGTATGGGATTATGGCAATAGTGGGCATACATCTTTTAAAAAAATTTATGCCTGGAATAAGGAAAAACTTTAAGGAGTTGGGTGATGGTCTTAAAGATGGACTTGAAAAAACGAAACAACTTTATACGAACTTGAAGGGAAGGGTAGAAAATGGTCTAAAAAATTTAGGTGATAGTTTTAAGACTGGATTTAAAAAAACGCAAGAACTTTATACAAACTTGAAGGGAGGAGTAGAAAGTGGTCTAAAGAAAGTGGGTGACGGCTTGAACGTTGGACTTAAAAAAACGCAAGAACTTTATAAAAACTTACAAGGAAGGATAACAAATGGTTTGAAGAAAGTTACAGATGGCTTGAACATTGGACTTCAAAAAACGCAAGAACTTTTTAAAAATTTGGAAGGAAAATTTTTAAAACTCGCTGGAGATGTTGGTGGATTTTTAAAGAAAAAGGGAGAACAATCAGTCAACTTGCTAAAGAGAACAACAGGTGGTGTGGCTGATTTCTTAACTGGTGGTGTATTTGATTTTGATAAAAAGGGAGAATCTATAACTGATAATGTATTAGTAGGTAATAAAATCGCATCACAAGGCGTAAAAGGTGTGATTAATAGCATGAAGAAGGAAAATTTGCGTGATAGTGATGGTAGTGATAGTAGTGAAGGAAAAGATAAGGAGTTTAAAACCAAGCAAGAGCTAGACACAAGATTTGATATAGGATCGGGTAGAGCTTACGTTAATGGTCAAGAGGTTGATCCCGAAGAATACTTTGAATTTAAAAAACTATCAAAAGATGATCAGGTGGAACAAGGACTAAATTTCTTTAAAAAAGACACATCAAACGAAGTGAAAGAAGAGATCAGTGGTGGTGACGAAAAATTAACTGAAGAAGTAGGAAAGAAATTCAAGGTCACTGAAGGAAAAAAAGATAAGTCAGTTGAAGATTTAGAGAGAGAATACGCAGCGGGTTTAGATAAAGTTCAAAAAATGAAGGATGAAGGAGCAAATGAAAGAAGAATTACACTTCAAGAAAAAAAAGTTAGGATTATAAAATCTGCTCTTGACATGAAAAAATCAGAAATGGGACTTGTGAGTGAAGAAGATAAAGCCATAGGCAAGATGCTTAAAGAAAGTGGTATGGGTGAAGGAAAATCCTCATATTCAGCTACTACAGAGTATAAAATTATAGAACCAATCAAAAAAAGAGAAAATTTAGATCTATCACTCGAACAAAATTTAGAAACAACTGATAAGTTAGTAAACGCAGTATCTTATCAGTCAGGAGTTGAGAATAAAGATCAGAATAGTAGTGTATTAGTTCAAAGTAAACCAGCACAAGTTACAATCGCATCAATAAAGAAAACATCAAGTCCTGTGGCTTTTATCAAGTCGAGTAGAAATCAATTCTTATCCATTAACGATACAGAATTACCACCAGAAGTCGCTAGAATGATAACCTAATGTCAGAAGCTAAATTTCTTATAACCAAATGCATGTTGATGCCTAGTGAGAGTTCTTCTCTAAAAGAACCCTATGAACTAGGTCTTGGAAATCCTATTATCGATTATTATGAAAGTATAGATAGTCCATCAATTTCGATGACTGTCACTTTTATTGATATAGATCAAGTTATAGGTCGAGAAGGAATCACTGGTGGTGAGTATATTGATCTGACAGTTAAGGATGGAGATGTAGATGAGTTTAAGATCACATCTAAAAAACAAAAGTTGATACTCAACTCTGTGAGAAATATGATAACTGAGACAAATAAACAGGTTGCAACTCTGGAGTTTGTTTCAGTTGAATCAATCATTAATCAAACTGCAAGGGTAAATAAAAAATATACTGGCAATGTTTCTGAGACTGTAAGCAAATTGTTAACTAATGGAGAAGGATCTGATAAAAAAGGAATTCAAAGTTCTAAGAAATTGGAAAAAGATGATGCTCTCAACTCATATTCATTTGTTGGTAATTTAAAAAAGCCTTTTGACACAATTCAATGGTTATGTCCAAAAACTCAATCATCATCAAAAGATTTTGGTTTTTTATTTTATGAAACTTTGGATGGTTATGTTTTTAAATCAATTAAGAGTTTATTGGAACAAGAATCAATCACATATACTCAAACAGATAAACCTGGCGATCAAGGTTTCTTCAAAATTTTACAAAATAATTTAAATCAAACAAATGA